CCCGTGTACTCCTCCCACCGCTTCAGGATCACGTCGCAGTAGGTGGGATCGAGTTCCATCACCCGCGCGCGGCGACGATTCTTCTCGCAGCTGATCAGCGTCGATCCGGACCCGCCGAACAGGTCGAGCACGATACCGTCGACGTCGGAGAAGTCGTCGATCGCCTTGTCGGCGAGCGCGACCGGCTTCTGCGTCGGATGGAGGTACTCCATCGCACCGTCCTTCGAGATGGGCCACACCGCCAGGCCGCGCTTCCCGCGAAACTTCGGTCGACCCTTCACGCAGAAGAGGCACATTTCGTAATCGGTCGCGTAGTTGCCGCGCAGGTCCCCGATGCCGCCGCCGGCCTTGTACCAGATGATCGTGTGGCGGTAGAGGCGGGCGAATTGCTCGCGCCAGCGTGGATAGACCTGGTGGCTGGTCCAGACGAAGGCTGCGGTGTCGGGCTTCATTACGGCCTCGATGACCGGAGCAATCTCAAGGATCTTGTCGTCGTTCTTCAGCGGCTCGAACCGGGTCGCCGTCCCGCCCTTGGACATGCCCGACTGGAAGTTCACGCCGTATGGCGGATCGGTAAAGACCAGGTCGGCCTCCCCGCCCTCAAGCAGCGCGGTGATATCGGCGGCGGAGGTCGAGTCGCCGCACATCACGCGGTGGGATCCGAGCTGCCAGATTTGCCCGCGCTTCGTCCGCGCCGGAACGGCCGACGGGACCGCGTCGTCTTCGGTCTTGCCGCCACCCTTGCCCAGCGTGCTCTCGTAGAATTCGTCGGTGAAGTCCTTGAAGTCGATCTCTGGGAAGTGGAACGTTTCGAGTTCTTGGGGTGCGATTCCACCCTTGGTGAGGAACTCGTAAAGGCCCTGACCCGTCATGTTCCCGTACTGGGAGGTCAGCGCGAGCACTTTCATCTTCGCCTCGCGCTCATCCTTCGCGTGGATGATCGAGACTGGCAGCGGCGGGATCTCGTAGCCCTCGCCGCGCATGACCGATAGCGCGCGCACCCGCTGGTGGCCGTTCAGGATCTTGAGCTTTCCCTTGTGCTTCCACACCGAGATGGGCTCGCTGAAGCCGCGCTCGAGAATCTCCCGGCGCAGCTTCTTGTAGTTCTCCTCGGACAGATCCTTCAGGTCACCCTGCAGCGGCTCGAGCTTCTCGAGAGGGACGGCCTGGGCACCTTCGCACGCGATCGTGATGGTCTGCATGGCCCGGATTCTGGCCTGAGCCGCTCAAGGCGTCAATGCGGGGGCCTGCGCGAGATCAGGCCAGTAGCGCGTGAGCGGGTGGTTCGGGCCGCTGAGTTCAGGGTGATGGTCCGGATCCGTCAGCCAGCCCTGCAGGATCTCGAAGAGCCCGCCCGGGAAGCGCCGCTCGAAGACCGTTACCCAGGTCCAACGCGCCAGGCGGCACCACCAGCCGAGCCGGATGCCCGCCGTCGAATAGGTGAGGGCCCAGGAATGCATCCATGCGTCCTGGTCCCCCCGACGGGCGCAGGCGGAGAGAACTAGGTTCAATCCCCACCATGCCCGCTGCCACCAGACCGGCCATTCCATCGGCTCACGGGTGGCAAACCTAAGATGCGCGACCCACTGACCCTGCCGGCCCATCCATGACGAGCGGTGCAGGACCTGTTCGCGGCAGACGTTACAGTAATTGAAATAGAGCGTAGGCAGGCCATCGATCTTCAGCGGCTGCCCTATGCCGTAGGAGAAGATACGGCGAGCGAGCGACCCGTCGCCAGCGATCGCGGAATAGGCGATGAGCCAGAGATAGTCGTCCGGCCCCTCCTGCCTCGGGTTGTAGGGGCCGCGATTGAAGAGGCCGGGGCGCGCGGGGTCCTCGCACTTCATGATCGCGTGATCGATCTCGGCCCGGATGTCGTCCGTCAGTTCGCCGCGGAGGAAGAGTGCAACGCCGGTCGCTGACGTGTAGGCGAGCCCGTTGTCGCTGGGGTTACGTTCACCCGGCTGGCACCAGCGGTTATGAACGAGCCCGTCGACGCAGCGGTAAGGCTGGATTTCATTCCACAAATCGCTCACCGGGACCTCCTGGGAGAGTCGGGGGCCAGGTGGTCTCCCAGCCTGACCCCCGCACTCGGAGGAACGTTATGAAGGCGTCTCCGCCACCTACGTTCTTGCCCAGTGTACCGGATTTCGAATTGACCTACGCAAATCTTGCGCTCAGACTCGGCCTTATCGAAACGCGGACGCGCCGAGGCCCAAGGATTGGACCCGAGCACACGCCGCAAGACCACGAGAGAGGAAAAACCCATGTCCAAGAAGAAGCCGGCCGCCAAGGCCGATGCGTTCGTTGATGCCTCGTCCGAGACGGAAGGCGCTGACCGCGCTGCAAGCGAAGAGTATTCGCCCGCACTCGCCCCGGCAGTCCCGCCCACCCGGCGCCGCTACACCGCCCAACAGGAGAAGGACCACGATCTCTACAAGGCGAAGCTCGCCAAGTTCATCCGTGACCTCGCCTGGTCGAAGGATGGAAGCGGGCGTCAGGAGGTCGAGCACGTCCACTTCTTCCACACCATCGACAGCAGCGGCCGCGAGCAGACCCTGACGAACCAGGTGGGCGGCCACTTCCACGAGATCAAGGTCATCCCCTCGAAGGATCCGAACGGAGTCCCGACTGTCGAGTGCGGACCCGCGATGACCTGGGGGACCGTGGGCAAGGGCAAGGCCAAGCGTCGGGTGATGATGGCGCCGAAGATCGCCGTCGACACCGACAACGAAGAGGTCGACACCCACACCCACGAGATGGAGTACCTGGGCTCGCAACGGATCCAGATGCGCAAGCCGAACGTTGAGGCCGCGAAGTTCCAGGCGGAGATGGCGGCGAAGCAGGACATCAAGGTCCCGGGCATCCTGGGCTGATCCAATGTCGGAACTCAGAAGGTTCTGCGCGAAGCACTACGCTGAGCGCATGCAAATGCGCCAAGACTTGCCCGCCGACTTCAAGCGGGCGCTGAAGACGCATGAGCGGCTGCCAGCGATGATCGATAACCTCGTGGACGAGCTCAACTCACCGGCGATGCGGAAGCGAAAGCTTTCGCAGATGGTGATCATCGATCTCGTCTACGACATCACGGACCTGTTCATAGCCGGAGCCCTGAAGCACGCCCAGGAGCGTGAGATGTCGGTGCTCGAGCGCCAGCGCAGGATCAAAGAGCAGGAGAATCTCCAGCTCGCCCGTGATTTTATCGATTCGCTGAACGGGGAAGAGGAAGTCTCTCGTGACGCAAAAGGCAACGAAACGGTCCGCGAAACCACAGAAATCGACGGCACCGAAATCCAAAAGCGACTCAGCTGAGGGGCGGGGCCCAGGCCAGCCGACGAAGTACCGGCCGGAATATTGCCGGGAGATCGTCGAGAAGGCTCGTGCTGGGTCAACCTTCGAGATGATCGCCTGCGACTGGGGCGTGCACATCGACTCGCTTCACGAGTGGGTGAAGGTCCACCCGGAATTCTCCGAAGCTAAAAAGCTCGCAAAGCAGCACCAGGAAGCATTCATGCAGCGCCTTGGGCTGTCGGGCATGACGGGGAAGCTGAAGGGCTTCTCAGCTGGTACGTGGGTGTTCTGGATGAAGGCCAGGCACAGGTGGGACGAGGCTGGGCAGCTGGACGAGGACGAGTACGATCTCGAGTTCGTTTGAGGGGAGAGACTATGACCAAGGAATTGCTGGAAAGAGTTTTCGTGGCGCTGGGCCAGGCAAGCATGTGCTGGAGCGTAACGCCACGCGGAATATTCGAGAGTGGCAGGGCCAAGGCGATTGGTGACGACCTGGTGGCAGCCATCAAAGATGCGATCACTTCTGCAGTCAGTGATGTGAACAAGTCGCGAGACGTGGAAAAGCGACCTGAGCCCACCCACCTGGCCGAGCCCGTCGGAGAGAACCCGTACTTGCCGCCAGAATACGCCGCGAAGCTCGAAGACGGGCGAATCCGGATCCTCGAGGGCAAGTGGACCGGTCCAGACGGCGAGCCGTGCGACGGCCCGATGGTAACGATCCAGCCGCCGCCATCGCGTCTCCACATGGCGGAGTGCGACTGCGGAAGGTGCTAGTTGCCAGTCGCCCGGATCCGCTACGACCAGAACGAGCACCAGGCCGAGTTCCACCAGGACGACGAGACGAAGTATCTCCACCTCTCGTCGGGATTCGGTGGCGGCAAGTCCTACGGCCTGGTGATGAAGCTGTTCAAGCTGTCGCGGATCAACCGGAACATCCCTGGCGGATGCGTCGTCGACTCCATCTCTAACTTTAAGAAGGACTTGCTCCCGATCTTCGAGGATGTGCTCGAGCGGAACCACGTGCGATACCGCTACCACCGCACGGAGAAGTGGTTCCGATTCCCCTGGTCTAAGGCCCCGCTCCAGGTGGCATCAGCCGAGCGCCCACTTCGTGGACCGAATTGGGGATTTGCTGGGATCAACGAAGTCACGCTGATCGAGGAGCTGCGCTACAAAGAGGTCATCGGTCGCGTGCGTGTGAAGAACGCGCCCTGCCCACAGATCGTGAGCTCGGGCACGCCTGAGGGCACCGGCCACTGGCTCTACGAGCGATTCATCGAGACGCCGAAGCCGCGCACCCGGATCATCTACGGCGACACCAGGAACAACGCGAAGAACCTGAGCGACGACTACATCACATCGCTGCAGGAGTCCTACGACCAGACGATGCTGGATGCGTACCTCAAGGGCCTGTTCGTCAACATGGCGAGCAACCGCTTCTACTACGCCTACGATCCGCACCGGAACCTAGACAAGTCGATCAAACGCATCCCCGGCCTGAAGGTGATCATCACGCTCGACTTCAACGTCGACCCCATGTGCGCGACGGCGTGGCACATCGTCTACGCGCGCGGGCCAAATGGCGCGATGATCCTAGGCCGCGATGGTAAAGCCGTGAAGAAGCTGCTCGCATTCGACCAGGTCGAGCTATCCGGTCCCCGCGGCGCCGACACGCCCCGCATGGCCGCCGCCCTGAAAGAGCGCGGATACACCCCGGACATCACGGTGATCTACCCCGACCCCGCCGGCAACTCCCGGAGCACGAAGGGATACAGTGACGTCGAGCTGCTCAGGCAGGCGGGATTCCGCGACATCCGCTTCAAGAGCACCGCCCCGGACATGCGCAGGCGCCAGCTCGCGACGAACAACCTACTCGACAAGGGCTTGGTCCAGGCTCATCCTGAAGCCTGCAAAGGCATCAAAAAGGACTGGGAGGCCGTGGAACAGGATCCTGTTTCGCTCGGGAAGGTGAAGGATAATCCCAAGTTGACCCACTACTCGGACGGCTTCGACTACCTCGTCGATGTCGAGTTCCCGCTTTCGGGGACGAAGCCGACCGCCGGAAACCAGCAGATCAGGTAGACTAAACTCGGAGAGAGACCATGCTAGCCATCAAAACCGAAGCCGACCTTCTCAACCAGGAGATCCGCAAGGCGCTGATCGAAGAGATCGAGGGCCCAGGGAACCAGCGCCGCAAGGCGGAGATGTTCAAACGCTACGAGTGCCTGAAGGATCACACGGGCGTCTACGTGAAGCAGCTGCTGCAGGCGAAGTTCAGCGATCAGACGGTCACTGCGATGCAAGCTTCGATGACGAACATCAGCTTCGCGCGCAAGGTGGTCGACAAGCTGGCCAAGGTCTACTCCAACGGCGTGAAGCGCACGTTGCCCGAGGACCAGAACAGCAACCAGGCCGATATCGAAACGCTCGCGCGGGTGATCAAACTGAACCGCGCGATGAAGAAGTGGAATCGCTACTTCAAAGCGTTCCGCAACACGCTGGCCTATGTGAAGCCCGTGCACGGGAAGTTCGAGGGCAAGCACACGCTCGAAGTGTCGATCCTCGCGCCGTTCCTCTACGACGTGGTGCCGCTGCCCGGAAACCCTCAGGGCATGCTGGCCGTGGTCCTGTCGGACTACAGCCCGAACCGTGGGCTGCTCTACGACGTTTCCGATGCCGCCACCGCGAATCGCGGCCGCACGCGCGAGGTGAACGCCAGCATTACGAATCAGACCAACCCCGGCGCCGACGGCATCGACGACGCGATCGCTGACGGTGACGATCTGCGCGTGACCTCTGGCGGCGCCCTGATCGTGGGCGCGTCGAAGCGCGCTGAACAGCAGAAGGATCCGAAGGCCCGCAGCTATGTCTGGTGGACTGAGACGATGCACTTCACCACCAACGGCCTGGGCGAGATCATCTCGGTCGGCAGCGCTGGCGAGGACAACACCGGCAAGCCCGAGGGATCCAATCCGATCGAGGAACTGCCATTCGTCAACCTGGCTGATGACCAGGACGAGCAGTTCTGGGCCGAGGGTGGCGCCGACATCGCGGACAGCGCGATCAAGATCAACGCCTTCCTTACCAACCTGATCCACGTGGCGATCGAGCAGGGCTACGGCCAGCTCGTCGTGACCGGGCCCAAGGGTGGGACGCCGAAGTCCCTGCGAGTCGGTCCGAACCACGCCATCACGATGGAGCACGACAAGGACGATCCGCAGCCCACGGCGGAGTTCAAGAGCGCCAACGCGCCGATCGCAGACCTCCTGCAGACGGCCGAGATGTACATCGCGCTGATGCTGTCGACGAACAACCTGTCCACGAAGGGGGTTTCGATCAACCTTCAGGGCGGGAAGGACTTCGCCTCCGGCGTGGCCATGATCCTCGACAAGGCCGAAAGCATGGAGGACGTGAATGAGCAGGCCGAGCACTTCGTCGAAGCCGAGCCCGAAGTCTGGTGCCTTCTGGCGAAGTGGCACGCCCACTACAAGGGCCTGGGCGCGCTCGACGACGCGCTGATGGAGATGAATCTGCCCGAGGACCCCGAGGTCCAGATGCAGTTCCCCGCTCCGGCGCCGATCGTCAGCGATAAGGAGAAGCTCGAGACGATCAAGATGCGGCTCGACATCGGGCTGACCACGATGCTCGAGGCGCTCATGCGCGACGACCCGTCCCTGACCGAGGAGACGGCGAAGGAGAAGCTGAAGAAGATCCTCGAGGAAAAGTTGCAGCGGCAGGCTCAGTTCGGGATCGGTCCGGACGGGAATGCCCCTGCGCCCGGTGATGCGCCCGTGGGGGGAG